GGGCTTGTCCATCTGGGCTTGCAGCCGACCACGCTCCATCTCTTGCTTCAGCTTTTCAGCCCTGGTTGGCCCTTGCTGTTGCACACCACGGTCTGCTGCTTCGATGTCTTGGCGATCTTGCTGCATCGCCTCACCCATCTGATTGCTACGCTCTTGCTCACCAAGCTGTCTATCGCGCTGCTTGTTCTCTACACCTTGTTGAGCCATACCACCAAAGATACTGGCTGCCTTCAGTGCATTGTCTGCACCTGATTCGTATGTCTGGTTCAGTTGACCAGCAGCTTGTCCTACAGCCTGTGAGCCAGACTCTCCGGCAGCAAGCTCATTGCGAGTCTTGTTTGGATCGCGTCCGATTTGAGCCATTAGAACCACCCGGTTTGTGAGGCGTTACCAGCAGCCGAAGAGAATCCACCTACAGCCAATGCTGGATTGCCAGTAGCGATACCAGCGATACCAAGTCCGATGCCAGCGATTGTGCCCATACGAGCCTTCTTCTTCTGCAACTTCTCTGCACGACGAATCATGTCCATTTGCATGTCCATCTGTTCCTTCTGGATGAAGTAGGAGAAGTCGGCAGCTTCGTATTGCTGGCTGGAATACAGTTGGGCCAGTCCTTGGTAGAAGCCACTCTGCATCGCTGCAAGGCTCCCACGTCCACGCGACTGAACGAGGCCCAGACCGGCTTGCAAGGCCGATGATGCCTTTGCCGTCTGCCGTTCCTGTTGCTGTCTCTGAATGGCGTCAGCAATCAAGTTCATCCTTGCAGCGGCGCCACCCATTGTAATGCGCCCACCAGATTGCTCAGCTACTTGGTCAGGTGTTTGCTGGAAGTTACCTTGTTCATCTACCAGTCCATTCCTACCAAGTGGAATGCCATATTGTGTCGCCAACTGATTCGCCAGATTGCTCAGCGAAGTCTGTCCACGGGTTGCCGGCGGGGCTGACGGAGAGGTAGCTCCGAGCGCGGAGCCGGCGGCCGGTCCCTGGCCCTGTGGGGCTGGACCACCACCCTGCTGCTGGCCCTGGCCTTGCTGGCCCTGGTTGCCAGCTGTGCCACCCTGGCCGATCTGCTGGATGCTGGCAGCCTGCCGTTGCAGCCCGGTTGGTGGCAAGGGTTGGAGCGAAGTTGATGTCATGGAAGAATCCTATCCGCCGAAGAGGCCCCACCAAACGTGAATGATGTTCAACACAACGGCCGTTCCACCAGCACCACTGTTCAGCCAGAAGTATGGCATCAAAAGTTGTGTGTTTGCAGGGATCTCAGTGCTTATGTCCCCGCTTGCTTGGTCACCAGTTCCAAGGTTGGTCACAATATAATGAATCTCAGTATCGTTAGGCTCTGACCATATTTCTATGTCGTATACTGAAGTGCTGTTCTTTGGGAAGTTTGCACCAAGATCTACCTTTGTTGCTGCTCCCGCACCATCGTTGTGGATAACGAACAGGTTGGTATCTGCTGAGTCGTAACCTACACCGAAGATGTTGACTTGTTGAGAAGGATTTTGAGTAAGTGTAAAGTCAGCACCAGCAAAGCCGAACCAACCAATAAACATTCTCTGGTTTGCTATCGATGTTGTAGTTCCAATCCTTGTCCTGACACGGAAGCCACCGAATCCAGCAGAGTTACCTCTAAACCATCTGTTAGAGCTATGTCTTGCTCCTGCTGCTCGGTTCTGTGCGTTGGCTGATGTCTGGGTAACTCGCTCGAACGAAGTGATAAGGCTAGTGGTAGCCGGTGCAGCTACTGTTTGGGTGGCACCATCAATGACAACGGTAAATGAGTTGCCAAAGCCTATGGCTGCAACACCGCTAGACAAGAACATGCCACGAGTCAATATGGTAAGTAGCGAGCCAAGTGACGTTCCTGCTCCTCCAGAGAACTCCAATCCTGTAGCAGTAGCATTTACTGATACTAGTGATCCAGCAAATCCTGCATAGCTGCTAGGAGTATCACCTAGAGCCGTGAAGACCATGGTGAAGAACTCTAGAGCGTTCTCAGCAGCGTTGACGCGAACAACATCAAGGCCAGCGCCAGCGTAGCTATTAGGAACGTCTGACAGTTGCAGGAACGTAGTGACCAGCGTTGCAGCGAAGAACGTCAGCCCTGTCTCACCTGCATTGACACGAACGAAGTTGTTAGCTGCACCTACATAGCTATTAGGTGTATCGGATAGCTCAAGGAAGCTTGCAGCAGATCCGCTTTGCTGCAAGTCTCGGCAGATAGAAGCAAGTAGTTCCCTGAAGTAGTTCTCTAGTTGACCAACCAGGAGATTCATGCCTGAAGCCAACGCATCCAGGTCTGCCTTGGGAGGCACGACCTGTGATACAAACGGCTTGAAAGTGCAAGTCTCCAGGGAAGTCATTACTTGCTCATGTGAGGCGCAACCATGATAACATGGTTGAGGATTCTAACAGGTGCTTCTGGCGCGAAGTGAGAGATGACGACTTGTTCGAAGTTGTAGATCTTCCTGCCAACCGGACGAGTCTGGCGACCCTTGGGGAAGGAAAGGTCGAAGGTATGACCCTGGCCAACCTCATCATTCTCATCAGCAATAGTGCCTTCTTCTTCATCGATTAGTGAGAAGTCCGGGATGAGTTGCACGCGAACAACAGACTTCTTCTCCTCTACGTCATACACCAGTGCATGACGCCAGTTGCGCTTGAGAGTGTCATCATCACCATAGTTGGTAGGCTTGAACTTGGCCAAGAACTCGATAGGCCCGATGAGGTAGTCGTCTCCTACTTGTGGTGCATCATCTACGAAGGATGGTGTGACGAAGAGTCTGTGTTCTGTGGCGGCGTAGATGACCCTCGCGTTCCAGGGATCATCCACAGCAGCACTGCTAGAACGCCAGAAGATACACACCCCAGCCAGACCAAGATCTGTTCCGTCGAATGCTGCTGATAGACCAGCAAGACCTGATAGACCAGCAAGACCAGGAAGACCGCCAAGGATGAAAGAAGCGGTATCATCCTCAATATAGGACGTCCCAAAAACATCATCGACTCCTGCTTCTGTAACTGTTCCTGTTACGGTTCCAGTAGATCCAGGGAAGCCAACACCATCGCTGTCTCCGATGTCTAATAGCCATACGAACCCATTGGCGTCTCCAAGGTATACTCTTTGGTTACCCTGAGAGTCCTTGCCAACCGTCATGGACAAGAACTCCTGGCAGAACTTGTGGACAGTGATGTTGCGAAGCTGAGTGTCCCACACCATCAGCAGGTTGGCTCCGCGCACCGTCTGCACGGTAGGAAGAAGAAGAAGATACTGCTGTCTAGCGGGATAATGAACACCTACTGCGCCGATGCAACGTCCGTTGCGATCCCTGCGCACATAGTTCTCATTGTCTGGATCGGTGAAGTATTCATCGAACATCACCGATTCTGGTAGCATCTCAACGGAACGGCCATCGTAAAGAGCCAAGCCACGATCAGAAAGCCAAACACTGCCAGACTCCACTTGAGCGAAACTACGAGGAGAGATGCACCCGATATCAGAGCTAATACGGGTAGGACAAACAACCTCCAGTGCAGGATTCTCGTTGAATCGGAGAACATAAGACTTCCTCCGTTTGCAGATGACGAGTGAATCAAAGTTGGAGACCGCTCCCATGATTCGGTCACCGTCTCCTGGTTCAACATCAATGAAGTTGGCTGCTGGCCAATACTCTGGTTCGAACGGTTCTGAGAAGTAGAGCCTGTTTGGACGACCGCAGATCGTGTAGAGTGAACCTGTAGACGAATCACAGTCGTATGGCTCTGAGATCTTCAGACGGGCTAACGGAGGGGATACACCCTCGGCCGGCGGCATCACGCAGACGATCTCAAAGGCTCTGCAACATCCTTCTAGCTGGATGTATTTCCCCTCCATGCATCGCGTCCACTCAACGTTCTCGTCACCAGTAATGATGTCGGAACCTTCTACCGCTGAAACTGTTCCATTAGGAGACAGATCAGGAATATCGCCCATACCAAACAAACGATTCCTGTATTCCACCACGATTGGCACACATGGCATCGGTGCGTTGAGGATGGCCAGTGCATCATTGGTGAAGTCCAGTAGATGATCCGCCAGAGTGTCAACAAAGATTGACGTGTCGTCTGGATCAAAGCAACCAATCTTTGCCATTACCGGGAACTCTCCATCCAGGACAGTTCGGTATAGGCAGATCTCGCAGATCTGAGGGTCACCAGGGATACGAACGTTGGTGAAGTTCAGCGTGATTTGAGCAGCAGGCGAAGCGCCAGCAGTGTTGACAACAATGTCTTCGTCGTTAGGAT